CAATGTGGCCGGGCCCTCGAACTCGTCATCAACTTCGCTGTCGTCAACGACGATCTGACCGGTGCCGATGTCGGTGCGGAAGCCAGCACTTTTCTGGATCAGCTCCACGCGACCACGCAGGAACTCCACCAACTGCCAGGACAACGGCTCGGCCAGGTCAACCACGGCTCACCAGCCACCGGCTGCGGGACCCGTCGTCGCTGAGCTTCTTACTGTTCACGAACACTTCCACGCCGAGGCCGTTCCCTGCCACTCCAACTTCCAGGCGGTCGCCCTGCTCTGGCTCAACGTCAGCACGCAGGTAAGCGATCTCGACCCGACCGGCAACGAACTGACGAAGCTCTCCGATGGTCTCAACGTCACGGTCGATGTAGACACGCACGTTTGCGGTCACCGTACCGTCCTTCCTCGCCGTATGCGTGCCGATCGACGCCATACCAGCGACGGCGAATGCTGCGTGCAGTGAGGCATCCAGATCCCGCAGGAACTCGACTTCGCTCACTTTGAACCTCCGGTGCAGAGCAGCGCGTATGCCTGCAGCGCTCTCACCTGTGCGTCGCACTGGGCTGCGGCGCCAATAGCTCTGCCCGCACTCTCAATTCGGTCGTCGGCTCGACCATCAGGCTGGCTGCCGGCGGCGGCGGCTTCGGACAGGTCTGCGGTGGCGACGGCCGCTTGCCAGCGCTGGTGCAGGCGCTGATTGCCAGCGCGGAGATCAGCGATGAGACGATCTGATGCGGTCTGCGCATCGGCTTTCTCCTTTTCGTACCTGGTAGCGAGAGCGTTCGCAACGGCTGCCAATCCTCGCTCTGCTTGGAGTGCCTGATCAGCCGCCTCAGCCTGGGCGCGGGCGGCATCGCGCTCCAGCAGCATGGCGTCACGCGCGGCAGCGGCCTGCTCGGATGCCCGGTGCGCGATGGACACGGAACCGCGCTGCCAAACGATGACAGCCAGTAATAGGAGGATGGCGACAATGAGGACGCGGATCATGCGGACACCACCGGGTCTTCAGGGGGAATGACTGCACCAAGGCCACGGAGCGTGGATTCGAGTTGCCGGACGCGAATGCGCAGCGCGCTTGCATCCTCCTGCGCCTTGAGGCGCATCTGCATCTCCGCCTGCAGACGCTCGTCCTGAGCAGTGACACGCTGCTCTAGGAACCCGATGCGCTCGGACAGGCCCTTGATCAGATCCACGTTGGCGTCGGTCTCTGTACGTTCCTTCCTGCGCGAGAGGAACGCCGTCCACGTCTCGCGAAGCAGCCACAGCGCCACCACACTGCCTGCAGCCCACCAGGGAGCCGTACCGGTGCCGCCGCCGCCGACCATCAGCGCAGCGCCTCTGCAACGCCGGCATCGATCACTTCCGGGCGCCAGTACATGCCGCCGTTCTCGTGCCTAGCGATAGCGGTAGCCAGACGGCCCAGGGTGACCGCGTTGTCGAGACGAATGACTTCCGAAGGCGCGACGCCCACTGCAGCGGCGACCTGCCGGACGTACGCGCCAGTATCGTTCTCCACCGGAGGCGCCCAGCGCCCGATGATTTCCTTCACCGTGCGCAGGCCGTGCTTGCGCTGGTACGTGAGCAGGGTCTTCGCCAGTGCGCGAAAGCCGGCCTGCGCGGTCAGGAACACGCAGAAGCGCTGCTCGCGGGCGATAGCGGCGACGGAACGATCCTCGCCCTGCCACGGCGTACTGGTGCGGTCGATGTTGCCAGGATTGTTGTTGCGTACGCCGCGCGGCGTGCTGGTGGTGCCCATGCGATTCCCCGTTGTCGCTGTGGAAGAGCCGGCACCGCTCACGCCACCCAGGCACATGTGAGCGATGCCGGCCAAGACTTACGCCGACTTCAACGAACCGGAGCCCGGCGTCAGCTTTGCGAGCACGGTCGCACTACCAGCGCCAGCGGCTGCGATGGCGACCGCGCAGTGCTCCAGGTCGCCTGCATCGGCGCCGGTGACGATCACCTGCCCGCCCTGGGAATCCCAGGTCAGACCGGCACCTGCAGAAATGGTGGCGCTGGGAAGCTTCGGCAGTTCGAACACGCCTTCGATCTGGGCGCTGCCCTTGGTGCCAGCGGGGATGTCCACCAGCGCGACGGCCAACAGCTGGCCGACGATGGATGCCTGCCCGCTGACCAGAGCGGACGCGGCGACGATGTCAATCACCGCTCCCGGGAATTTGTAGTTCTTCGCCATGACGATGGTCCTCAGTTGGCGTCTTGCATGAATGGAGGGGGAGACAACGGCTGCGGCAGGAATGCCGCAGCCGGACCGTTGGTTACTCGCCCGGGTTGAAGGCAGCGCCGCGCCAGCCCACCGCGCCCACGCCATACTTGTGGACGACCTTCCAGCTGAGGCCGTCGGTGCGGAAGTTGGTTTCCTGCTCCAGGACCGGGGTCTGCACGCCATTGAGGAAGGCGACTTCGATCACCGGCTCCACATTCGGGTCGGCGAAGCCGTACCAGCCCTTGCCGGTACCCAGGCGCGGTGAGGTGATGATGTCGCTGAAGGTGGCGCGCGAGGTGTTGTTCACCTGGAGCTTACCGGTCACGTCCGGGTTGTACTCGCTGTTGTTCACCAGAGTCGCGCGGCCGTGCATGGCGACCGTGCCCAGGAAGCGCGACAGCGAGATATCGAGGTAGTCGTTGCCGCCCGGGTCCATCTGGAGCGCCATCATCTGGCGCATCGCATCGAAGGAATCGACCGACACGGCGGCGCCAGCTGCGATGTTGCCATGCTCCGCATGGAACAGCGTGTGGCCGTCCTTCATGACCGGCCCCAGACCGCCGTTCTGCTTGAGCACGTCGTAGACGTCCTTTTCGATGGTGCGGCCTGCGGCCTGGCCCAGCGCCGTGGTGATGCGCACGAACGCACCCAGGTCGTCATTCACCAGCACTTCCGGGGTGATCTGCAGAATGCGTCCCTTACGAGCGCCCTTGATGGTCTCTACCTCGCCATCACCCAGCACGCCGTTCTCGTACTCGCCCGCTTCATTGACCGGCTTCAGGTCGGAGAACGAAGAAAGGTGGAAGCGGCTGTGCGGACGGTAGTCGGACAGCGTGCCGGTTGCGCAGAATCGGGTCCAGGTGAACTGCTGCAGGTTGTATGCTCCGACCAGAACGCGGTGCAGCACGTTCTCCAGCAGGACCGGGAAGTCGCTGGTGGTCTGCACTGCCAGAACACCGCGTGCGATCTGCTCACGGTCCATGCCACGGGTGTTCACGCCAGCCTGGATCAGGGAACGCTCGGCGAGCGCCAGCAGGGTGGTGTGCGCGTAGGGATTACCATTGCGGGCGGAGTCGGCGTCCGCACCGGTCAGCACGCCGGCACGAGCCAGAAGCGCGTTGACCTGGGCGCGACGCTGATTGTCCTCCTCCGGCACTACATCCGTGATGCTGAAGCCGCCGGCCAGCGGCTGTCCGCTCGCAGCCAGCTTCGCCAGCAGCTTGCCGCGCGCCACGTCTTCGGTGATCGCAGCATCAGCCAGGCACTCCGCCTCCAGCGCCTGGACGCCGCTGACCTCGCGGAATCCGGCGAAGACGGTACGAATGGCTGCGTTGCGGACCGAGATTGCCGCCATCACCTGCTCGACCGTTGCAGCCGGCGCCGAGGTCGCGGCCGCGCCAGGAGCGGCTGCGACCGGCGGTACCGGAGTGGCGGGTGCGGGCGATGCCGGGGCTGCGGGGGTCGATGCAGCCGGAGCGGTGCCCGCCTGCGCCATGATCAGTTGGCACTGCTGTTTCATGCTGGTTTCCTCAAGGTGGGCCACAACGGCCCGCTGGTGAACCTCGCGGAGCGAGGCGAAGGCTGAAGCGGTAGTGGTTGCCTGGATGTGCTTGCGCAGCAAGGCGTGCACGGCGCCCTCGGTGCCGGAGATCGCACTCACATAGGACAGCAGCGCTGCTGCGGCGACGGAGTCCGCAGGCTCGGGCTGCACGTCGGGAATGACCTCGTTAACCAGGCCCAGCGCCAGCGCTTCGGACGCGGTCAGCCAGTGGTCCTTGCGATCGGTCAGCATCGTCTCGATGTCGGCCGGGTTCTTGGCACGGCCCGAGTACGTCACCAGCATCTGGCGCCCATACACGTCGATCTGATCGGCCCGCTCGCGCAGGTCGCCCGCAAAGCCCCAGCCACCGCCTTGAGGGCCATGCAACATCAGCATGGTGTTCTCGTGCATGCGACGGGTGCTTCCGGCCATCAGAATCAGGCTGGCGATGCTGGCGGCAACGCCATCCACGGTCATGTTGATCGTGGCCGGGTGCTGCTTCAGCGCGTTGTAGATGGCCAACCCGTCGGTGACGACGCCGCCGTCGGAGTTGATGCGCACGTTGATCACGCTCGCGGTGGTGCCGGCCAGTTGCTCGACCACGCTGGCGGCGGTGACGCCCTCGCCCCAGAAGTAGTCGCCGATCGGGCCGTAAATCAGCAGCTCGGCCTCGCCGCCGCTGGTAGTGTTCAGTGCGAGGACCGATTTTCCCTTGGCCTCTGGCTGCAGCGCCTCGATGTCGCTTGTGTCGAATGCAAAGGTCGCGGCCAACACAGCGCCACGCGCGGCTGCCATGCCATTGCGGGTGAGGTGGTTCATTGCACATCCTCAGATGGGGTTGAAATAGAACTGGCATCGGCGCTCGCCTGAGCCACGCCTGCGTCACTCACCTGGCCCGGGTCGCTGTCCAATGTGATTCCGAGGTCACTCGCCCACTTACGTTCGTTGCGGATCTCTTCCAGCGTGTCGTACATGCGCCCGCCGCGTTCGCTGATGACCGAGGTGAGCGAACGGATGCCAGCGCGGATCATCATGCGAAGGCCGGTCGCCTCATGGACCGGGTTGATCCACGGCATCACCGGGGGCATGTACATCGCATCGGTCACCGTAGTCATCGAGACATCGCGCGGGACGATCAGCTCGCCGGAGGCAATCGCAGCCTGGATGAAGCGCTCGTAGATCGGTCGGACAATCTGCGAGATCACCTCATAGGCGAGAACGCCGTACGCGCCGTACTGCTCGACCAACTCCTGCCGCTGAGCCGAATAGGTGCCGTTGTAGTTTTTCGATAGGGACGAGAACGAAACTCGCATACCACCGGCCACAGCACGTAGCTGTCCGTTTCTGTAGCTCTCCAAGTTGGGGTTGGGGCGGTTGGTGTCGACGGTGCCAACGCTCTCGCCCTTCACCAGGTCATCGAACACCATGCCGGGCTGGAACCGCATGCTCCTGCGTTCCGGAACCGTCTCGTTCTCGCCGTAGCTCTGGGGATCACCCTTGATGATGAAGGCAGCCATGCTGGCCGCGATCTTGGCGGCCACGCGTTCGGATTCCTCATAGTCCTTGAGGTCGTCCAGGCGGGTAAGGACCGATGCCAGCAGGCTCACGCCGCGCACCTGGCCGATACGATCAACCATCTTGGCGTGGTGAACGAAGTCAGCGCTCACGCGCTTTACTTCGGGCATCACTGCATTGGGGTCGCCGGGGTGCTGCTTGTACAGGTGATACGCAATGGGGCGGTTCCATGCATTCCGCTCGACGCCCTGCATGATGTTCCGGCCGGGATCGTTCAAATCCATCGGCAGAAGATCGGGCTCCATCATCTCGATGCTGTAGGGGACAACGGTGCCGTGGTCGAGATACGGCACCGGACCGATCAGGTCTTGGTAGAGGCATTCCCCGTCGCGGAATAGGGTCCGGGTCATCAGGCGCTGTGCCGCGCCAAAGTCATGGCACCAGGTCACCTCCGGGCGCTTCCAGAAGTCCCGCAACAGGGGGGTGATCTGATCAACCAGGGATTCCACGATGTTGCCGTTCACGTCGCGCGGCTGCGGCTCGATGCCGATGCCATCCCGCCCGATCACGTTCTGCACCATCTGGTTGAAGCCGTTCACCACGATGTCGTGGTTCCGGTCGAGGTGCCGCGCCTGGGTCCGGATTCGGGTCGCGCCGCTGGCAACCGCCGTGTTGCCTGATCCAAACTCGCGCGCAGCCTCTCGCAGGCGGCTGGGCGTGGCCCCGTCGTAGGCACTGCTGTAGGCCGCGATGCGTGCACGCGCCATGGCGCGCTTCGCCCCCCAGCCGGGGGCCACAGCGGCGATAGCGCGGTCAAGGCGGTTCACTCGCGCTCCCTGAAATCAGCAAGAGACACGGACACGCGGCTACCGCCCCTTGCCTGCATGTTCACCTTGGCTTCCCATTCGCGCCGGCCGGCGCGAATCTCAGCTAGGTCGGCGCGGTTCAACTGCCGCTCCCCCATACGGAACGATTGCCCCTGCAGCACCGCAGCCTCTGCGGCCAGGTACATTTCCAGCATGGTTTGGGCGGGTGTTGGCATGGGAACAGTTTGGAGACTGGGCCGTCTCAACCGTTACCAGCCGCATGAGACGATCTCGATTTCGTCCCATATCAAATCAGTCACTTACGAAGCGACCGTCTCAATCTTTGCCAGAGGGTGAGACGGTCGCTGGCATCTTCATCCAGCTCGGGATGGCTTGGGCAATCCCCCCGGGAACATTCGATACAGTGCCGCTCTCGATACGCCGTGCCGGCGGCAGACCAATCGCCAGTCCTGCCCTTCAGCCAGCTCGGCGCGGATCACCGCCGCGCGCGAGCAGAGCTTTTCCTGCCCAGCTGCTTTGGGGATGTGCAGGCGCTCGCCGCCGTACTCGGTCTGCAGAACTGTCATCACCGCCGTGGCGTAGGGCATCGCGTGTTCCTCGTTCAAGCCTGTCTGCTCGACAATGCCCCGAACTACCAGGCGACGCAGGTGTTCCGCAGCGTCAATGTCACGAGAAGTGCTCATAGGCGGCTGCTCCAACCGCTCGACCCGAAACCATCGCGCGACGTTTCACGGGAATCGCGTGCTACCTGCACAGTCCTCGGCGTGGGCTTCTTCTCGACCGCAGGCACGTGCGAAGCCGGCGCTGTAGCGGCAGCGCCATCCGCCGACAGTGCTGTTACGGCCGGAAGACTGAACAGATCGTTCTCGGGCTGCACTTGTTCCTCCAACTGATCCCACCACTTCGCTTTCTTGGGTCCCCACAGGTCGAGGCGCTCTTCCAGCCATATTTCGTACGTCAGACAGTCCTTGGCCTCGATTCGCTTCCGCGTCGCGGTCCACCTGGATTCGGACCCACCCTTCATCCGCCGCGTGGCGCGGATCTCGCCCGCCAGCTGCTTG